ACTTGTCATCAAAAATTACAGGTGGTCAGCACTACATCAAGGGAGACTCTGAGAGCTTTATTGAATATATGGAGGACTTTACTGCAAACCTTCACTTTGACACATTTGATACTATACTGGTAAAAGAGATGCTCTGGTATGGTAATTCTATCTGGAAGCCAAGAATGGGAATTACAAATGTCCAACACTTTGATGATCTTATGCATATCCCAATCTCATCTCTTATGAGAATCTGGTGGGACAGGCAGAGAATTCCGTACAAGTATGAATTTCGTGGAGCTGAATACCAAGGGTATCACAATCCAGGAGAGATTTTACATTTCAAGTGGAATCCAGTCAACGCATCAGTATTTGGTACGGGCTTTGGAGTATCTGCTTGCTCTACAAGAGAATTTACCATGCCGTTGTCTGCTGAAGATTCAGCAGATATTCAATTACCTTCAATGCTAGACCGAAAATATTCAACCCAGTTTACTATGCAGATGGCAGAGCAGCGATATATCACACGAAACGTTTGGATTGCAGATGGCGCATCAGCTGATCAGAGAGCTGCACTTCAAGCAAATATCGAAGGAGCACAAATTGGTCAGGATGTAATTGCTGGAACAAATGTAGAAGTAAAAGAACTAGGATCACAGGGAAGAAATTTCAACGCTGCACAATTTGCAGACATTACACAAGGACCATTATTCAAGGCATTAAATGACTTTAGGGGAAAACAAGCTGGAGAGTCAACACACACATTTGCAAACGCAGAGCGCGCAGCTCTTTTAGATGAGTTGGGACTAACTGCATTTCCAATATCAGTTAGAGAACAATTAGAAGAAAAACTCTTCAAGCCTTGGTATGATGCAAACCCATTTTATGATAGAAACTATATGGGTGGAATGATTCCAGTTCCTTGGCATTTATCAAGATTTGATATTAACTTTGGTCAGGTAGAAAAGAAAGACGTTTCAGTAGCTGACATGATAAAACTAATCGAGCTATACCTCCAGTCTCCAGTACCCAAAGACCCAAAACAGATACTCAAACTATTCGAGCAAGCCGGATTGCCAATTGATGAGGACTATTTGGTTACAATTGACAATGTGTACAATGATCCACATGGACAAATGGCAATTGGCAATGCAACTGCCGATAGAGGCGGGGTTGAACGTGGGGGAATAATTGCTCCAAACCAAACTGCAAACGGGCAGTACTTACCAACTGCTGACATTGGAGGTGGACCAGTTTTTAATGATCAGATTATGGGCTCACCACCAATGGATAATCTCATCTATGACAGTATGATTCAAGATGTAAGGGGAACAGGAAATCCATTTACCCCAACAAACTATTACAGAAGTAACCAATCACAGGACTGGGATTATGGACGAGACTATGAATGATATTCTATTTTCAAATACCAGTACTACAGATAGTGCCACTATGACATTTACAAGTGAGAATACATGGTTTCCATACTATCAAGAATCTACCTGGTTGCCCTATTCTTGTGAAAAATACATGCCAAAATGGCATATTACTCAAGGATACAAAAATCAGATTGAATACATGTGGGATTAAAAATACCTAAATTCTAAGACTGTAATAATTTCTGTGCCAGATAAATTAGACAGATGTGTATCTGATGTCAAGGCCAAAGGGAAAGCTGATAATCCTTGGGCAGTTTGTAATGCATCAATTGGCAAGGAAACTAAAATCAAAGAACATGTTGGGGACAACAAGTTTATGGTTAAAGGAAAACCCAATAATACAAGACCAAACAAAAACAGACAGGTTCCTTTTTTTAATCCGCCAGCTACTTCACGAAAAGTAGAACCCCAAGTAAACAAGACCACAAAAGGTATCGGAGGTCAAGTAGGAAAAATTGACAGTACCGCTAATACAAATAGTATGACTACAAGTCTTTGGAAATCAATTTTAGATTCACAACTGAAACGGAATGTCAGAGAACCCCGAACCTAGATCTGATTCTGCTCCTGGTAACATGCTACCTCCAGGTAATAACCAGAATGTCATAGTTGACAATTCCGATACAACACAAAACATTGCACAAAAAGTAATCCAGATGGAGCATGAGTTGCTATCTCGAGGAATACCAGAGAGTGAAGTTCATAGGGCAGTAATTGCATATTTTTCACAGGCAGAGCCCCCACCTGCAACTCCATGGCCCGGACCAATTACAGGACTAGACCTGGCAGGAAGAGTTGACCCATACATTGTCCCTGATACAACTGGTGTGCCACTAACTGACTTTACAGGATTACCAAAAAACGTAGAGCCATACCCCACACCAAACAAATCTCCATATGGGATTGGCAGCACGACACAGCCCTATCCGACATTTTACTCGCCATCTCCCAACATGGATTCTGTATCAATTAGTTACGATATTGCAAATAATCCATATCCGTATGATTCTCCTGTATGGACTGGTATGGCCTCTGATGTAAATTCAGAACCTTCAATGCACAATGAATATGGGTTTAACAGTTTCACTACAATTCCGACATTTCCTGATAGCTATGAAGCATTACACAGTGATTCAAGAATTAACTCAAGGGGTATAGAGCCAAGCGGTGCATACCATGAAACTATAGATCCAAAAGAACTGCAAGCTGGAATCGAAATTGAATTGGAACATACTAAAAATCCAGACATTGCAAGACAAATTGCAATTGACCATCTCAATGAAGATTCGAAATATTACACGAAATTATTAACTCATGTAGAGCCTGAAAAAAAACACTTACTTGAAACTGACTTTAAAGTTAACAAAATAACTGAAGCAAAAAAAAGCCAAAGAAAAAAACTTTTAGAGAACTTGGCAAAGTGGTCCCTTCTTTTGGGAGGTGTTGCTGGAATGAATGCAATTGTAAAAAAATATCTGGATTCAGATATGGACAAGCCACTTGAGGTTATAGCAGAGTATCAATATCATGGACATGACCATGATGATGAGTGCGCAAAGTATTCTGGTAAAAGATTCAATCTACTTGAAACTCATACCAGACCTGTAATTCCAAGTGAAAAGTTGGGATATACAACAACTCATCCAAACTGCGTATGTACATGGGGAGTCAAACCAGGCTCTAATCTTTCGGCAAACAAAGTGACGAAAAACGAGCAAGAAGAAATTAGCAGTATAGAAAGTCACATAACACAAGCTGCAAAAAAAGGCAAACTACACACAATAAAAAAAGATGGCAAGTTATCTAAAAAGACTACAAGAAAAAATCCTCTAAAGGAATTATGCAGCTGTATGATTCCAACACTACCACCTTTCCGTTTGGATTTGGCTGTGAATAAACATCTGCCAAGAAAAGCCCTTCAAGAGGCAATAGCTAATTTACGAAATGAATTTGCATGGCTTACTGATGATTACATTGCTAGTGCCCGAGACTTGGCAAAAGATGCAGAAGGAACACTATACCTAGTACGAGCAGCTTCTGAATCAATTACTGACCACAGGGGAGAAGGTGAGCCATACAGACGAAAACTATCATCAGATGAGCTAAATTCCATGACCAGAACTGCAATTGGCAAAAGCATGGATATCAATCACCAGCCAGAATTTGAAACTGATGCTACAATATTAGATGCAGAATTTGACACGAAAAGAAAAGAGATACAGATGCTTGTAGTGGAGAGAGACCCTGAAATTAACAAGGCCATCACTAATGGACAAATTGATGCTGTCTCAATTAATGGTGGCATGCCACGTTCTGAAAGTGTAGAGCCATGTGATCATAAATGTGAAAGTAATACTTGTGAGTTGTGTCTTGTACCCAAAGGTGTAGTGCTTGGAGAAATTGATAACATTGGAATGACTTGGGTTGTAAGTGATAAGGATGGACTGTATTGGAACGGACATTTTGTTGCATCAGCAGAACCTGGAATCAAAGTTACCAAAATAGAAGCTCTCTAAAAATACCTTTAAACTAAATGAGTAATGTAATTCATTGAAACTAATTAAGAAACTTCAAGAGTGTTCTACAATTGGACAAGCAGACCCAATACTTACAAAACTAGGAGCTGGTCCTGCAGTAAAAAAATTAGTAGAGACTGCAATTATACTTTCAAATTCACAAGACCCTCAACAGAGAAGTCACGCATATTCATTTATGGAATCTGCCATCAGAGAGATTGAAGACGGTACAAAAGAAGAAATGGGAAAACATGGCGATGAAGATGGTCTAGAAAACAAATCAATTCACGAACAAGATTATGATAAAGATGATAAAATAAGTGAAATGGATGATGATGATGATAAAGATGATGATCATAAAATTTCAGAAGAAGAACTAAAAATTCACAATAACGGATCACGAGAAGAGGGTTCAGAACAATCAACTGATAACACAGAACCATATCCTGGTACTGCAGCTGATAGTCCAAATGGTGAGAAACCAATGCAGGACATGACAGGTTCTGTAAACCAATGGAATGAGACTGGCGGAATGCCACCACCTGGCGGAATGCCACCTGGAGGACAAATGCCACCATCAATGGCTCCTGGTCGTGAAATGCCACAGACAGGTAATGGAATGATTGTGCCTGGATTAGCCCCTGATGTTGCCCAAGAAATGGGCTTGCAGATGCCACAAATCCCACCAATGGATACCAGTCAAATGATGAAACAGATGCAATATACTATCAATGACTATCACAAGAGATTCGTTCAACCAATGAGTCGATTAATGCTACAACAAAAAGAATCAATAAAAGAACAAAACAAAGTAATCCATTCCCTCACTCAAGAATTACGAGAGACAAAGAATGCAAGTGGAAATTTGAGGTTTGATCTTGATGATATGCGTAAAAACAAAAATGCATCATTTAGAGAAACAGAACCATCTGAATTTCAAAACATTGCAACCTTTGATAGAAACGGACTACCGGGGGTTCAACCAATTAATCGCCAACAAGTAAAGTTATCAACTGCACGTTCAGAAATAGAGATGATGGATAGAATCTTGAACAGCAAAGAAAAATCAATGTACCAATAGAATTCATTTTTTAAAATTATTTAATTTTTGTTTCTAATTTCGTTTCTAATTTCTATTATGATTTCTACAATGATTTAGTATCATCACAATTTATGATGTGGTTATAGTCATTAATTTATATTTTTTTTGAAACAAAAACATAATCAAAATTAGATTAAAGGTATTTTGAAAAAATAAAATTTCAAATTATTTTTTTAAAAAAATAACTTTTGTAAAAATACCTTTAAACAGAATCAATACTATAACTCATTGACTAACTTTTATCTCGGACTAGCAAGAGGACCAATAGATCATCAATCTAGTTCCGTAATTAACATGATTGCAAATGAAGCAATCGGAATGGGTTCCCTTACAGTTTTACTATCTTCTGTTCAGACTGCCGAACTATTACCAAGAGTTGAGGAAGCAGACGCTGCAACTGAAGTAGGATATGGAATCGCAGTAGGTGGCGATGCTGATGGAATTTATGCTACTGATGGGGCTGTCCCAACTACTGATGCAACAAGAGCAACATCAGCTGCTGGAGAAGGAATTGTAATTTGTACACAAGGCAGATGTCTTGCAAGAGTTGATGGAAACGCCGATGCTATAGTTATTGGCGCACCGTTATCTGCAAGTGGAACTGCCGGAATTTTAGAATTGGCAGATGCTGCCACTGATGTAATTATTGCAAGGGCATTACAGCCATCAACTGGAGCGACAGACATTATCGCAGTTGATGTTCAAAGAGAGGGGTTGTTCACTTAGATGGCTTCTTCTAGACCAAAACACAACAGGCAAACAATTTTAGCATTAGGCGAAATGGCCCATGTCCAAGAGGCACTAGTTGCAAGTGCAGAAGCACAACAAAGACAGGGCAAAGCATTTGATATATTCAGACCAATCAGAGAAACACCCCTTTCTGTATTCTTTGATAGAACTCATCCAAACGGATTTGAGGAAGGTCGTCTTAATCCTAACCTACCGGCAATCTGGAAACATCGCTATGGAATCAGAATAGGTGATGAGGCCAGAGGAAACATGAGAATTGGTGGAAAAGAACTCAAAGAGACAGTATCTATTCCAAATTCACTATCTGCATTAAAAATTGCAGATGAAATTTTAGAAGGTGCAGAACCATGGTCTGACTGGAAACAATATGCCAGACTAATTGATATGGAAGCACCAAAAGTTAACGTACCACTAACCAAATACACTGGCACAGTAGGTGGAGATCCTTCTTCCCAGAAAGGTCTTGAAATATACAAAGAAGCTGGCGGTACTCCACCAGCAATCGGAGGCAAAGTTACCACTGTTGAACTAGATACAAGTGGTACAAATAATTCCTACAGAGGAACAATTGCTGTAAATCGAAACGATGTCAAAGATAACAACTTTTTGTCAGTAGAACAATCCCTGAAAAACGCAGGTAACGAGTTTTACTTTATGGTCGGTAAGAAGATTATCGATGTATTAGTTGATTCATCTGCAGTCCCAACTGCAACAAAAGCAGCACTTGATAATCCTACTCCAGTTCATTCAGAATTAGAGGCACTAGTTGAAGTTATTCGTTCAAGATTCCCAGGTACTCAAAGAAACCGTGCTGATACTATGTTTATCAATCCATCTGATGCTGCCCTTACAGTAAAGACTGCATCTACTGGTGGATTCTATCCGTTCTTTAGCAGATTTGAATTAGGACCTACTGATGATACAGATGTAGTGAACAATTCTGGCCTCGCTCAAAGTTTGGGATTAAGAGCAGTCTGGGAAACACCACAGATTGATGCAGGAAATGTACTAATTACAAAGAGAGACATTGCAGAAGTCGTTGGTTTGAGAGAAGATTTAA